GTGATCCACGGCTCAAGATTATTCAAACCACTCACACAGCAGAACTCTCTTATCGTTTCGGTCGTAAGGTTCGTAACTTAATGGAAGAGAATAACTTTCAAGATATTTTTGATGAAATAAAATTATCGCAAGATTCAAAAGCTGCAGGTAGGTGGGAGACTAATAAAGGGGGAGAGTACTTTGCTGCAGGAGTTGGTGGTGCTATTACTGGACGTGGTGCAGATTTATTAATTATTGATGATCCACATTCCGAGCAAGATGCCTTATCAGAAACGGCGATGGATTCAGCTTATGAGTGGTATACTTCTGGACCAAGACAACGTCTTCAACCAGGGGGTAAGATTGTTATTGTTATGACACGTTGGTCAACAAAAGATTTAACAGGACAGTTAATGAAATCTCAAACCCAAGCTAAAGCAGATCAGTGGGACGTGGTTGAGTTTCCTGCTGTCTTAGAGAATAAACCAATATGGCCACAGTATTGGAAACTAGAAGAGCTGGAGTCGGTTAAAGCATCATTGTCCGTGGCTAAATGGAATGCACAGTGGCAACAGAATCCTACTTCAGAAGAAGGTTCCATTATCAAAAGAGAGTGGTGGAAGATTTGGGAGAAGAGGGAGATGCCTAAAATCAACCACATTATACAAAGTTATGACACAGCCTTCAGTAAAAAAGAAACAGCAGATTATTCAGCGATTACAACGTGGGGTGTATTTTTATATAATGACATAACACCCAATGTAATTCTATTAGATATGAAAAAAGGACGATGGGACTTCCCGGATTTAAAACGGATAGCGATGGAAGAATATAATTACTGGGAACCAGAAACAATTATCATCGAGCAGAAAGCAAGTGGTACCCCCCTCACTCATGAGCTGCGCCGTGTAGGAATTCCTGTCGTCAACTTTACACCAAGCAAAGGAAATGATAAGCATGTACGAGTCAACTCTGTTTCACCGTTATTTGAAGCAGGACAAATATGGGCACCAAAAGAGAAGTGGGCAGAAGAATTGATTGAAGAATGCGCAGCTTTCCCTTATGGTGATCATGACGATTTGGTTGATAGCATGACACAAGCGTTAATGCGTTATCGTCAAGTCGGATTAGCCGTGCATCCAGAAGATTATGAGGATCCACCGATGTTACAGCAGTTACCTTCGCAGAGGGATTATTACTAATGAGTTTCAAAAAAGGATTCACGGTCAAAGAACCTAAAAAGAAGAAGACCAAGAAAGAGAAGAAGGAAGCGTCTTTCAAAAATCCTAAAGCAAGTTATTATAAATTCGTGCAACCTAGAGGATTTTCTGATATGTTGCAAAAAAAACAGAAGAAAACTTTAATTACATGAGGAAATAATGGCAGTCGAAAAACCAATTGTTGCAGGTGAAGCTATAATAGAAGAAGAATCACCAACAAGTGTTTCATTAGTCGAGGATATTGGTGCAGAAATCACGCCTACAGAAGACGGTGGTGCAATCGTTGGAAACGTTGAAGAAGAAATTGCTGTTGACTTTTCATCAAACTTAGCAGAATCTATTGATGATGACGAGCTTAACAATCTATCAAGTGAATTAAGACAATTATATGAAGATGATAAAGAGTCACGTTCGGATTGGATAGACTCGTACACAAAAGGTTTAGACCTCTTAGGGTTTAAATACAATGAACGCTCACAGCCATTTCAAGGTGCAAGTGGAGTTACACACCCACTACTGGCTGAGAGTGTTACACAATTTCAAGCACAAGCTTATAAAGAATTATTACCAGCAGGCGGTCCTGTAAAATGTAATATCGTTGGTGATGTTAACGCAGAAGTAGAAGCACAATCACAACGAGTTAAAGATTATATGAATTATATGATCACGGATCAAATGGAAGACTACGATCCTGACATGGATCAACTGTTATTTTATTTACCATTAGCAGGTTCAAGTTTTAAAAAAGTATATTACGATGCTGACTTGGCAAGACCAGTAGCAAAGTTTGTTCCTGCAGAAGATTTAGTTGTTCCGTATTTATCTACTGATTTAAATACGACAGAGAGAGTTACACACATTGTAAAAATGTCAAAGAATGACATACGAAAATCTCAATACGCAGGTCTTTACAGAGATATTGATTTAGAAGATCCTTACGAAGAAGAAACTTCTGTTCAAGAAAAATATAATAGTATTCAAGGCGAGAGAAAACCAAACAATACAGATAACTATACTTTATTAGAAGTGCATTGTGATTTGGACATAGAAGGTTTCGAAGATAGAGACGAGGAAACAGGAGAACCTACAGGTATAAAGATTCCATATGTTGTTACCATTGATGAAGGATCAGGAAAAATTTTATCCGTCTATCGTAACTACAGAGAAGGTGATGGAGCTAAAAATAAAACAGAATATTTTGTTCATTATAAATTTTTACCGGGTCTTGGCTTTTATGGTTTTGGTCTTATCCATATGCTTGGCGGACTCAGTAGGACGGCCACGTCCGTTTTGCGTCAACTCATTGACGCTGGTACACTATCGAATTTACCCGCAGGTTTTAAAGCAAGAGGTCTTCGAATTAGAGACGATGATAGTCCAATTCAACCTGGAGAATTTAGAGATGTTGATGCACCAAGTGGTGACTTACGAAATGGATTACTACCTCTTCCTTATAAAGGACCCGATCAAACATTATTCGCCCTATTAGGTTTTTGTGTTGACGCTGGCAGAAAGTTTGCTGCAGTAGCTGATGGAAAAATAGGAGACGGATCTCAAGCAAATCCAGTTGGTACAACAATGGCACTATTAGAGCAAGGTTCTAAAGTCATGAGTGCAATTCATAAACGATTACACTACGCACAGAAAAAAGAATTTAGAATTTTAGGCAGAATAATGGCTGAATTCTTACCACCAGAATATCCATACATGGTAGCTGGAGGCAACAGACAAATTAAACAAACTGATTTTGATGACAGAGTAGACATTATACCTGTTTCAGACCCAACAATCTTTTCTATGTCTCAACGTATTACGTTGGCACAAACACAATTACAATTAGCACAGTCAAATCCACAGATTCATAACCAATATGAAGCATATAGACGTATGTATCAAGCAATGGGTGTGCAACAAATTGATCAAATATTACCTCCTCCTCCACAACCACAGCCAATAGATGCTGCTATGGAGAATTCAGTGATGTTATTACAAAAACCTGCTCAAGCATTTCCACAACAAGACCATGTTGCTCACATAGATGCACATCGTGCCTTTATGTCGACATATTTGGTAAAGAATTCACCTCCTGTACTGGGTTTAATTCAAGCTCATATCTCTAATCACATTAGTGAACAGGCAAAAGAAGAGGTTATGGCACAAAATAAAGCAGAAATTGAACAGTTAACACAGCAATATGGGGGTCAAATACCACCAGAACTGCAACAACAATTTGAAATAGAGACAGCGAAACAAGTTTCTGTAAGAATTGCGGAGTTAACTAATGAAATGGTAGCAGAAGAACAAGAATATTTAGAGGGTATGCAAAAAGATCCACTTGTTACACTTAAAAAAGAAGAGTTAGGGCTCCGTGCAGAAGAATTAGAACTTCGTGCACAAAAAGATGGAGAGAAACAAGCTCTTGAAGAACAAAAAGCTACAGTAGGTGCAACTCAAAATCAAGAAAAGATAGATAATGCAGATAAACATGCAACTATCAGAGAGGGAATATCACTTGCAAAGTTAAGTGAATAACCTTAACTATTAGTTATGGATACTCCAACACAAATACTAGAGGATTATTTTAATGGACTACTGACAATTGTTGATTCGTCTACTAAATCACAAGAAGATCAAATTTTAATGGCGGGTGCAATGATGGCTGTTGCTAAAATGCTATATCATAATAATCTTACGGAAGATGAACATAATAATATTTTACATCATAACGTAAGAGACTTGATAAATCTTGTAAAACCAACTATACATTAATTATGGGCGATACAGAAGAATCAACTTTAGTAGGAGTTAAAGGATATGAAGAATTTGATCTTAAAGATCCTAACTTTCTTAGATTTATTAAACGTCGTATGAAAAATAAAGAGATGACACAAGAAGAAGCAATTGCTGATTTTGAAAGTGATATGAAAAAACAACTTGCAAAAAAAAATAAAAAGAAACGTGGGGGTATTTTGAAAATGAAAGATGGTGGCTTTCCAGATTTAACTGGCGATGGTAAAGTTACTCAAAAAGATATTTTAAAAGGTAGAGGAGTTTTTAAAAGGGGTGGTTCAGTGAATAAGAAAAAAATTATCCGTGCTGCAAAACGTGGCTTCGGTGCAGCAAAGAGAGGTTTCTAATGAAATTTAAAAATGCAAAAATGACTACTGTTTCCCAAAAGAATCCATTTCCAAATACCAAAATTGCTTCAACAGCAGAGAAAGTTTACTCTCCTTTTGTTGTAAAACAAAACAAAGGAGCTGGACCTCAAGGACAAACAAGTAGAATGCAGATTAAAAAAGTTCCATTTAAAGGTTTAAAGTAGTATAATCCCCATCTTAAACAAAGGAGGTTCTATGAACTTACTAAAAGATCTATGGTCACACATCAAAGAATGGAGTGATTGGAAAATGAAGGACTGGATAAAAGCGGCTATCGTGGCTATCGTTGTTCTTTGGATTATTAGTTGGATGACAGGCGGAGCAGCATAGTGCTACAACTTCTCGGAGGACTATTAGGTGGTAAAGGCGGAGCCTTAAAAACTATCGCTAAAGTTGTCGACGAGATTCATACATCAGACGAAGAGAAATTAGATAAAAAAATATTGATGCAACGCATTCAACAAAAGCTTGCGGAAAAGCAATTAGATGTTAATGCAAAAGAAGCCAGCCATCGCAGTGTATTTGTGAGTGGCTGGCGACCATTTATAGGATGGATAGGTGGCCTTGCTTTAATGTTCGAATTTATCTTATCTCCATGCATAGAATGGTATTCTAAATTTTCAGGATTAAATTTAACTGCTCCTGAAATTCAAACTGGGCCCCTCCTGGCCATAGTCACCTCAATGCTCGGAGTTGCCGGGATGAGAAGTTTCGAGAAGGCAAAAGGTTTAACTAAGTGAAAAAAGGTAATAAGAAAAAAGTTAAAAAAGTAATTAAAGGTTTGAAAAAAGCATC